AGCCTTTTCAGTCTGCCTAGCTTCAATTTCAAGTAATTTAACTTCAATTGCAGTATCAGATTTAAGTTGCTCAATTTCCATTTGATGTGCCTGAATATCTTCCCTATTCTCAATCTCCATTTGTAACATCTGTTGCTCATGCTCTTGCTGAGCTTGTTGCTGTTGCTGTTGCTGTTCTATATTAGCCATTTCAGCACGTTCAATCTTACGTCTGGTATCAGCAATAGATTGAGTCATATAAATATCCATAAATGTTGAGAAATTTAATACTCCTGATTGTATACCAGATTGTGCAAGTTGTATAAGAGAGTTTCTTAATTCAGTCTGCATTGATGAATCAGTCATAACAATACCATAATCAGCTTCTGAAAACAATTCTCCATCAATAGTAAATATTTGCTGAGCCAGATCACTTTCCATTATATATTGTGCAACTTTACTATCATTCATATAAGCGTACTTAGCAGTTTCAAGTAAAACTTCAAGTGCTCTTAATTTAGTAAAATCGTGTATCAGGAAAAGCTCTTCAGTAATATGTGATGATTGTGTTACAGATCTTTCTACTCCTCCAACAGTTTCCCTGTTATCTATAGATCCTTCTCTTTGTCTTGTAATACCTACTGCACTGCCTAAAGAATCTTCAATGTACTTCATCATTTCTAAATTCTGCACAATGTAATTCCCTAAATCTGCATTAAAGATTTTACCTGAGGTGTTGAAATCTCCCGCTAACTTTCCGGTAGCCCTTCCTTTAGCCCCTTCAGAAAATGAATCAATAAAGATATAACCTATTTCTTCTCCGTAATATAACCACTGATCAACAGTAAAATCTGTTGGTTTCTTAGCCATATCTAATTCAATCATTGGCCCTTTATATTTAGCCATAGATTTATCTACCCTATAAGCTATCTTATTATACATATAAGAATAAGGCTTCATCATTGACATTATAGATTTGGCTTTACCATCATTTGTATTATATATGGTACCAACATATCCGCTTCCTGATATGGACAAATTATCCATCCTTCTGAATTGAATAGGTCTTGGCTGCATTTTAATATAAATGTCACCACCTATTTTAGTACCTTCCCACCACTCATTAATCCATAACCATTTTATAGTTTCACCTTTTGACTTGTCAGGAACATAATTCTCATCAACTGTATCTTTTAATTCTTCACCATTCTCATCAAAATAAGTAAGAACTCCAAGTTTACGTCTTGATTTCCATACAACCCGTGTTACTCTTACATTTCCTGTACTATCATAAGCAGCTTTTCCCCCATATGAATTTTCATCAATGGTAATTAAACCATCAATATCTCCAAAATTAAAATTAGGCATTTTTTCATCAGAGTAATTTAATAAAGAATTGCCGCTGGGTTTCAATCCCGTGCCTTGTTCTAAAGATTCTATTTCATTAGGTTTTAAATAATCATAATAATTATCAATTACCCACCCCAAAGAATGATATGAATCCTCAACAATAATATCAGCTTCTTCTATATAAGGACTTCCAGCTAACCCAAAAACATATAAATCCAACGGATTTACTTTCCTTAATACCGGTTTACTACCTATTATATCAGCACAATAAACCTCTTCTCCTGCAATAAGAGCATCTTTAAAACCCTGATTAAAAGTTAGTTTCATCTTCTGCTCTGACCAAAGGTGATTAAGTATCTGAGTTCCAAGTCTTTCCCTTATATCCTGAGCTTCATAATTACGCCATCTCTCAAGTTCCTTAACCTCTTTTTGAGCCTGCTCTTCAGAAATTCCTTCTGTCATTGCAAGTTGAGTAAGTCTTTCAAGAACTGTATCTTTTATAAATTTTTCTTTTTCACTTATTGCATCATCATTAGTTACACGAAGTTTCCAATCAAATCTTCTCTTAGCTTCTTCTCCTACAAGTAAATTAATCTTACTTGTAGCTATAGGATAACATTGCATATCTGCAGGAAAAGTATTACTGTCTAGTCCCCAGGGATTTACAGTTCTTTCTATATCTTTTTTGTCTAATATACCGTCATACAGACGGTAATTAGCTCTCATTCCATACTTGTCATCTCTTATTTTTGAATCAGAATTGCTCATTGATAGATTTATACTAGCATCTACACAATCCTTTCTCCATTGTTCTGTCTTCTCTCTTGTTGCTTTCTTTTGAGAAGGCATTTGTTTTTTTATTACATTATACATAGTATGTAAATTAAACTTGCAATATTAATAAATTTTATAAATTTTTCCTAAAGTTTTATTAGTTTTTCACTAAAAAATTTAGTTTGTTATAGCTGTTAGTGCCATAAGTCCTTTTAAAAAACGGATCATCTGAATAAGATGCTTTGCTTTTTTCTTTGGTGTCAGGTTTATTCTTAATCTTCAATTCTCTATAAATCATTAAAAGACCAAATGCTGCAATTCTATCTGCATTTATATCAGGATTATATAGCATTGCTTCTCTTATTAGACCTACAGATAGTAAAGTATTTACATTATTTACATTATCTTCTTTATTTACTGCCTGACTATTCATCCATGCAGGGCCCAATTGATCCCTTCCCCATTTATTAATGGCTGGAGTTGCATAAATACCCTTTCCTTTATTACCTACAGTAGATCCTCTTTGCATATCCATATCTCTTAATTCAGGAGGAGTATCTTCTAATAAATATAAACTATTCTTAGAGTCAAAATAAGTAAAAACCCCCTTTTTCTGATTCTCATACATCATTCTGGCATTATAATAAAGAAGAGCTCTTCTGCATTGTTCATAAAAATCTTTTACAAATTTAGTTCTTCCACTGTATTCCAAGACCATTTTCTCAGTCCACAAATCATATATAAAAAATGATTGCAGGGATAAAGAATTATCTGTATTACCATCATCATCAATAGGGTCAAGTGAAGCTAAATACCTGCCAAATGGTATAGTACCTTCTTCTCCTGATTGAGGCATATAGAACATTTCAATACAGCCTTCAGCATTTTCATTTTTCAGAGGATATTCTCTAATAGGTTGAGTATCTTCATTTCTCCACTTAATACTACCTTCAGAATCAATTACAAATTTACCTTTGTATGTAGCGTTTAAATGTTTAGGGTTTGTAAGAAGTTCTGCTAATCTGTGTTTTAAATCAGATAACGGATAAGCATTTCTATTTTTGTTAAGAAACATTTCTGATGGAACTAACGGGTAGTTCATCATTTCCATATCAATAGCATTTCCTGACCTGCTCTTTTTAGCCTTCTCTCTTTTAGCTAAAAAATAAGCTGTAGCCTCTTCTATCCTAGTATTACCATTAGCGTCTTTAAACTTTCTATCAGAATATGTAGCTGGTATAAAATATCCAATCTTTCCAGTATTTTCCCAAATATCATCAAATTCAAGAGAATCATAACTCTCTGGTTCACAGAAAATTGTCTGACTTTGTTGGATCTTTTCTATATTTCCCCCTGTACCAAGATATAAGGCAGTACCAAACTTATGCTCAATATACATAGTAGGTATATTAGACATATGGACTTGTATACTATTAGGTAAAAGTCCAAACTCTTCACATACAACTACATTGTACCTACCCCCTGCTGCAGCTTCAGGATTCTCAATAGTCCAGGTACCGTGTTTAATACTGCTATGAGAACCAACCCATTGCCATTCTCCACCAAACTTTTTCTGATATTTACATGTCCAGGGAACTTTTCCTGGATGTAGTAAATTACCTGTAGCTCTTTTATATAATGGGGAAGGTATTTCTTCATCAGTACCTGGTTTCCATATTCCAGGTAAGTTATTAAGAGACATTAATGTTTTCTCAAGCAACTCTGCTGATTTTGAAGCTATTGCAGCTCCCACAAACAGTTCTACTTTCCCAGGATTCTTAATTGATTCTTCTGTATACTCCTTTGCACCATCAGTAATGACTTCGTGTAAAATAGCCATATTAGCTGTCCAATATGAATTATGTGTTACTATATAATCTCCAGCTAAAAATAAATGACTTTCATTATCTACTCCTATACATACTGAAGGTTTTATTCCAATTTCTTCTACATTCTTAATAGCGAGTTTATTTCTTGTGCTACTGCTATAACTACCTCTTTCTTCTGTAAATAACTCTCTCTTTCTGGTTAATTTAAAAATATTTATTAAAGGTTTAAGTCTTATTCTATAATTTAATTTACCTTCTACTTTATTACCTTCTTTATTTTTATAATGAGGGATTCTAGTAGAATATTCTGTTCTTATACCTAGAGTTCTTGCAAGTCTAATAACATCTTTAGCTAATGTATCTATTGACGAACTAAATTCTGTATGTAATCCTCCAACATCTATGTAACCATCAGAATCCATTAGTCCCTTTAGTAACTCTAATCTTTGTTCGTATCCTGCGTGAAAATATTCTTCTGGAATATGCTTGTTATTTAGAAGAGATAATTCTCTGAACTTATTTAACAGTAAATTACAACCTATAAAATTATTTTTAGATGTTTGTCCAGAAGTTATAATATAAGTCGGACAAGTTTTATCTTTATTGTGGTTTACATTTACTATATGTTCAGGAAATTGTTCTGAAAATTTATAAATATAATCTTTTATCTCTTCGTCTATGGTAGCAATACCTGTATTATGACTATTACCATCTCCTAACCATAATCCAAGAAAATAAGGATCTATAGGAAGTTCAGTAGTAACTCCTTCTATAGGAGAATTCATAGGAATAAAATACTTAGAATCAAAGTTATATTTACCATTAGGAGATTTACGTATATAAGCTTTATAATTATCTCTAATAGTTGCTGTATCTATAACAGCCTCTTTTCCATAATTATCAATTACTTTCCATAAATGGCCTTCACCAGCTACTAAACTTCTACCATCAGCTATAGTTATCCTATACTGTACTTGGTCATTGAAATGCTTCTTATCTACAACTTTTGTAGGTTTACCGTCATCCCCCCAAATATACTCTCCTAATTCTACATCTTTAATAGGGATAGATCCTCTGCTAACAGAATGTACTAAAGTATTTTCTTCTAAGTCTTTTCCACTACCCCTTGATCCTAAAACAGTTAGGTTTTTAGCTTCATTATCAAAAAGTGGAACTCCTGCTGGTTTATCAAATAACTTGTTGACGTATGTTCTTGCGTGTACATACTTTTTTATCTCCCCCTTTTTATTGTAGGCTGTTTTAGGAAGATCTTCTTCAAGGAGTTTTCCTTTGTTAAATAATTCTACATCTCTGCAACAAGTGTATTCATCATCATCTGAAAATCCACTAAACCCTCTTGCTTCAATCCATTTATACGAAAAGTCCCAATCAATATCATCAAGATTCGGGTGTACTTTACGTCTGGGAGCATTCTTTGCAGAACCTTCTTTTTTATGAAGTATATAACATATATTAACGTAAAAATACAATTGAGGAGGCATAAATCTCCACATCCCTTTTTCATTAGGATCTATAGTATCCTGCCCCCAATATCCCTCAATTATACGTTTTTTAATGGTCTTCCAAAACTCAAGATACTTTATGGATTCCGGATGGTAATTAGGGTAATCTCTGAATAAAAAGTTATTACGATTATTAATTCTCGCTATATCCATTATATTATACCTTTTTCTGAAGCACTTTCAGTCATTCCGCCTTTAGTGTTACCTCCATCTCTTTCTGCTCTTATCTGGTCTCTTAAACTCTTAATCTGTTCGTAAAGTTTTCCTGTATTAATCAGAAACTTATCAAGTTTATCTCCTGTTTCTAAATCATACTTAGTATCGTTGATGAATTTAGCTCTTTCTTCAAGTTTTAATTCCTGCTGTCTTAATTCTCTTTCAATTTTAGACATATGCAATTCAGTATACATATCTATTAAATCTTTATAATCTTCAAATCTAAAGACTTCATCCTTAAGGTAATCTGAGATTATAAGTTCCTTTCTATCCTCTTCTCTGAGATTTCTATACTTATTATCATCAGATATATCTACCAAAAGAGCAATAGCCCACATTATTTTACTACTGTGGGCTTTGTTCTTTGTCTTATCTGCATTATACAGATCTGCAAATATTTTAGGAATTTTTAACTGAGGCTCTATTTCCCATATATTTGCATCTATATCGAAAGAATTAAGCAGTGCCATCTTTTTCTCTAACTAGTAAAATATCAGTATTATTGTATACATTATACATAGTACCTTTATCATTAAGGAATATAGGTACAGGCATCCAGTTAGGTTGTATTTTCAATAGCACAATATCTCCTTCTTTACATTCTCTTACATTCTCTCCCACACCTATTACCTCTCCTTGAAATGGGTGATCAGGATAATCTTTAAGGGACTCTTCTTCTTCTTTACCTTTTATTCCTGAAGGAAGTATAAGGGAATCTTTTTTAATCTTGTCAACTGGTAACATCTTTAATGCGACTGCATTAAAAGTTAATTTTCCTGTTAATATCATAGCTCTTCTTCTATTTAATTATTGTTTTGGTTTATTAAACATTCTTTTGGTACCCAATGCTATCTCATCTATATTGAAATAAGATACTCCAAATGTCTTATTAATATTAATTTCTAAACCTTCTTCACATTTCTTGCAAGCTAATGCTATATAAGTATCAGAGAATGTGTTTTCAGTATCCTGTAGTATTTCTATATCTTTACGATATTCAGTACAGTCTTTATTTACACAATTATAAATCTTCTTTTGTATCATCTGATTTAATATAAGTTTTAGTTTTCTTATAAATATACTTAGTCCCTGGTATTTCTTCAATCCATGAAGACTTGTGAAACATTCTACCTTTCAAGTATCCTTTAAGCATCTTATTTATTTCTGCTCTTAAGGTTTTAAACTCTTCGTAATCCATATTTTCAGGTCTTACTCCCTTGGTTATCAGGTCTATCTGTTCCTGATTGTAGCTCTTCTCCATTTAATTTTTCATTTAATTTATTAAAAAAATTTCTTCTTCCCTGTGACATGAAAAATGTACCAAATGATATAATTCTCACACTCTTAAAATCTACCTTATTCCTATCTCCATTTCTCATTACTTCTACAACTAAATTGAATGGAGCCATAACCATATCATACACCTCTTTCTCAGTAAAATTATGGTTATATGCAATCTCTTTAATTATTTTGGAAGTTCTGTTCGATCTCATAAATTTTTAAATCCAGTAAAAACCCTTCAGGTATAAATTGTATTTCGTTTGTATGTGTATAGTTTTTATGTTTTTCTTCCCATATAGCCAGATGAAGTTCAATACTTTCCTGCATTGAGAAAAGATTTTCTAAATCTCCTGATACAATTAAACTATTCTTTATCAGAATCATCTATTTTAAACTTAAAAACTATTTCAGGTGAATCTATATTAATTTTATAATCGCTTACAAGAGTTTTTCCTTTAATTATATTTTTTGCCCTTAGTCTTGTAAAGATATTATCAAGAGATTGTCCTTTCATTGACANCTGATCNCCAATCTTTACTTTAGTATCATAATCAAATACAAGTTTNTACCTTAGTTTGTTATCTTTTATACCCCTCAATTCATAATTGAAATACAGCAANTCACCTAAAACATCAAGTTCTTGAGTATTAAGTTTATTTAACGGATCAATCATTTTTAAAATTTCCAGGCATTCTCTAAAGTATTTCCTGGGAGTTGTTGATACATTTATTATCATTTTTTCTGAGTTACTTTTAATATATGCTCATCATCAGGTCTGTGAGTATCCTGAATAGAATTAAATAAAATAATATCTTCCACCTCTTTGTTGTATCTGTCTAGTTCATCCCAATATATAAATATATGGTTGTTATCCCCACACTTGGGTGGGACAGGATTGTGCGGGGATAACGGGGTGGGATTATCGGTGCTCTTCTTCTTCATAGAGTTACCTAACAATCAGATTTACAGTAATTCACATTAATCAGCATTCCTCCAAAATCAATAATGTAGTCCTTATATAGAAGCTTTACAAATTCTGTAAATTCTATAAGTTCATCTATAGTACAATTTCCCATCAAGTGGATAACTTCTTCTTCTTCTTCAATTAAAAATTTCATTTTTTTATTGTTTTAGTAAAACCTATTTTTTCTTTTTCTACCTCATTCTCAGGCGTAAGCAGTTCATTAAATACTTTCTTATATATGGGTATCCCAAATAATCTATATATTTTATAACCTACTCCAGCAGTAAATACCGAATCATTAAACTCTCTAAGAGTTATGTTGCTTTTAATTTCTATACTAATCATCAGTTTTCTTTTTATAATAACATTCTAGTTTATCTACCCATATTCGTGCTAAATTATCTGTTAAGCAGAGTTCATTCATAAGTTTTTCAACTGCCCAGTCTTTCCAGGCCTGTCTTTGTGCTTCACTTTCTACATCAGAAGATGTTAATACATCTTCTAATAAATCTTTATAAGGTTCCATAAAATCTTCAACAATTCTAATGTCCTCTCTACTTAACATTTTCATGTTTATCTTGGTATTGGTGATATTTTCTTTTTATTAATATATTTTACAGATTGTTTGCTTCTGCTTACTGTTCCACAATTATGACACCTATAAGTATTATATTTTACTGCTTGAGTATAAAAATACTTGTTATCCTGTCTAGTGATATCAGAGCTTCCGCAACTAGGGCAAACACTTTTTTCTTCGTCTATATAAAGATCAAAATTTGGGTGTCCTTTAATATAAGGCCTTAATTTAATGTACACATTTTCAAGTACTGCTACATCTTGTCTATTATATGTCTCCATTTCTCTTAATGCATCATCCTCTCCAAATATACACCTTTTCCATAAACTAAAATCAGTTCCTATTTTACCATCCATATTAAAAAAATGAGCTAAAGCATCTAAACTATTATGAGTGAATCCAAACTGGCTTTGAGCAACTCTTAATGTATCTATTATTTTAAATGGGTTTGGAGGATCAAGATTATACTTTATACTTCTTGTATTAATATTAGGTATATCAAATGCTAAAGCATTATGAGCAATCACTACATCAGCTTCATCTAAAAGTTTCCATAAAGACATCACAATTCTTTCATCATCTTCAAGAACTGCTTCTTCTGAAGTAAGTCTGTCTGACATCATTTCTGGACTGCCTAACCATTTTGCTGCCCACGTTAACATAAAATAATCACTTAGTACCTTACTATAAGCTATTCTTGCTTTCCACACTTCTTTTTGAAACACATATGCAAGTATAGGACTTGTTTCAATATCTAAAAGCAGTACTTTTACTGGAACCTGTATTACTTGTGCTTTATTAGCATATATAGTATTTGAGATATAAAACTTATATTTCCCCAATACTACACGCCCAAATTTTATCCCTTTTCTTACAGTACTTTCGTCGATACCTAAAGTACGGGCTGCTTCAGTTTTATTCTTATATCTACCTACTATATCCCCTTTTAAATTTTTTTGTATGATCATATATTATGCTTTATTTTTTATACATATATAAATAACATGATTTTTCTTATCATCCGGAATATTAACTAATCCAAAATCCAAGTAGTGTTTCTTAGACACTCTGGCAATTGTTAAAATAAAAGGATGGGTTACATCCAGTCCATATTTCCTATAATGATTTTTATACCCTCCTATCCAAGATTCCATTACTGCAATTTCATCCAGACTAAAGTTAGTATCCATATCATCATAATCAAGTTCCAGAATAACATCCTTTGGAAGGAGTTTTTGTAATTTATCTATATTGTTCATATAATAGTTTTTATGTACGCTGGTTTTTAGTTAGTTCTTTATGATGTAAATAAATATAAATATCTTCTTCTAATTCTTCATTAAAACTATTCATTAAGATTCTTCTAATCAGTTGCAGATCTTTTCTTTTAACATAATATTCTGTATCCATAACCATTATTATTGAATCCCTTCCATTAGTAGAAACTTCAACCATTGTTATTTTTATCGGAGTTTCTGGATTTTCTTTTTTTCCTAAGTTCCTTCTTAAGCTTTCTGTTTGCTTCTCTTTCAAGGAAGAGTTGGTACTGTTCGTGAGTGACATATATATAATCTGATTTATTTTCTTCCATTACCTTATTAACTTATTATTTATTAAGTTTTTTTAATAGAAGGGTAATCCCCTGTGTTCCGGAGATTCCTCATTTTTATGATATTATGGTGGTACGATACCCTTCTTTTACACCCAATGTTGGTAGCTTTGCCCTGCTATTAATTCCAACCCCATAAGTGACCATCAAATGCTCTGCTTAATTTTTCATTAAGCTGCCCTAATAATTACAGTGCAAATATACAACATTAATTTAGCAAAAGCAAATAATTTCGTAGTTATTTTTAAAAAAAGTTGAAAATAATTTGTAAGTACTTGTGTACTAGTAAAATAATTTTTAAATTTTTTTTATTTTTTTTATACCTTTTATTTTTTTGTGAGTTTCTGGGGGAGTACCATATCAAACCTAAACCCCCTCTTAATATTAGCGTGGGTTGTTACCCCCGTATGAATTAACAAGTTAATTAATAAGTTTAAACTACCACATTATGAAAAAAGTAACCTTATTTCCTGGCACCACCAAGAAAGGTGGCAAAGCCTATTTCGGTAATCACCCTGATGATAAGAAACTTATCTGCGTAGTTGCAGAAGAGCTTCAAGCAGGTGACAAGATTCTCTTGACACTATCAGACGATGGTTCTATCTACTTCGGCAAGCGTGCTGTCGATGGTATTGAAGTTGAGTTTTAACCTAAGGGCGAAAGCCCTTTTGTTTTTTTAATTCCCTATTGTACTACTATTGTACATTAAGGGGATTAATGTGTACCTATATATAGGTGTAGTTATAATTTCTCAGTAAGTCCGTTTAACACGGTGATACCAGAGTAGCTGAAGACATAGGCTATGCAACAGAGAATTGTAATTACACCTATTTATATTAGGTAAGTGAGTGTTGAAATAACCCCATCCAGTGCAAGCTGTTGCGTAACCAATCGTATCGGCGGTGAGTGGTGGGGGTATTTCATTTAACTTTGATTAGTTTCTAATCAAAATGTGATGTAACTGGTTGATACTCAACCTATCCTCCCCTTTATGTACTTCCAGATGTACTCAATTATGTACCTAATCAGGTACATTTCAATATAGCCTTTTTGTTTAACCTAACACTTACCACAATGAATAATATCTACGAAGTAATCAGCACAAATCTTGATTGTAATGATGGATACTTTACAAATGTATTGTTTACTAAGTTATCTGATGCAATTGAGTATGCCAGAAAAGAACTCTCTACTAAACATCCTAATAATGTTGTAGAAGATATTAATGGTGAACTGAATGAATATGGTGGTAAGTCACTTAACTACAGTGTTAGCCATAAAAGACCCGCAATTTACTATCACTCTCATTATGGAGATTACCGTTGTGTATATTTCATTAGAGAGAGAAGTATAAATTGATAGCATACAAGGGTGTAGAAATACACCCTTTAACACTTTGTTCAACCTAATACCTTACCAAGATGAAATTTACATTCAGTACACCTATTGCTAAGGTTCACTCAATATCCTTATTGGTGAGAGTGAACCATTAAAATATACACGAACATACCCATTTGTATCGTGTTGTAACAGTAATGGGGTGAATACAATAGGGTTAAAGTTATGCAGCCTATTGGACTATAACAAAATACGCAGTAATGCGGCATAACCGGAGTGCACTCCGAAATTAAACACAAGTGAAATTCAAACCATACTCTCTTAAGTAGAGTGGCAGTGATAGTCTGCATTATGTGAAACTCAAGCATCGTTGAGATAATATCAATACTTTACAATTATAGCCTATTACTTATTTAATTAACCTTAACACTTGAAGGTCGTAAACTTCTTCCAGGTGAGGGTATTACTCTTATTCAGGAATAAAAAACTTAACTCTTTCCAAGATGTTGAGGACACCAGTTTCTTTGATATTAAAAACAAGATTCCTAACACGAAATAAAAGTCTGTATGACTGGATGAGTAGTGGTTAAGCTTATGCTTTATAATGTATACCTTGTAGAATAAATCAAAGTTTTAGGTGTAAAACACATTTTAATTTAATCTTTAAATACTGTAATCCTATGGGAAAGAACAGAAAGACCAAAGTTACCAGAGATTTCTTAGGTAATGGTCGAAGAGTACAGGAAGTGCTTAATGCACCACGTTACATTAAAGAGAGTTATATTTCCCCGAAAGGGTTGAGATTATTAACTGGAGCAGAGGATGAAGCCTTTGCTGAAATGATTGTAAGTAAGTATACTAAGAATAGGTTAATACCTAATCCAGAGTGTACTCATATAGTTAAGGTTATTACTCATACAATTAATAACTGAAACTATGAAAACAACTATAATCTTAACACTATGTTTCGTAGTGTTAATTCTGGGAATTCACTATAGCGATTATAAATTTGAAACTATGGTGAAAGAAACTAACAGAATTGCAGACAGTCTTCAAAAAGATGGGTGGTCTGTAGAAGCTTCGTATATCATAGCAGGTTTTGAGACTGACCTATATGATGAAAGTGACAGTCTTGAGTATTCTTTGTATAAAGCCTATATGGAGGACTAATATGAAAACACTAAGAATAATCATAAAAGGAATATATGTACTCTCTTTTATGATAGCACTGTTTTTTATGTTTGATATCCTACAAGGTATAAACTTCAATCTTGAAGAAACTCAAGCATTTGGTATTACAGTTTCATCAGGAAGCTTACTCATAAGCATGTTATTAGTTATTTTAACAGGCTTTGCATTGTCTATGATAATTTATTTCACACAAGAAAAATTTATAGAAAAATGAGAAAAGAACAGTTTGGAATATGGCATTATACAGGAAATATTTTCCTGATAAATAACATATATACTAACCTTGATTTAGCAAACAGGGTAGTAAAAATGTTAGATAGTGAACAAAGCAAAATTGATGTAATTTCTTATATTACCCGAAAAGGTGTAAAGAAAATAATGATAAAAGGAGTTATAAATGGATATGCAGCATACAAAGCAATGGCTCTTACAAAGAGAGCTAATGCTGATAAGATAATAAAAAGCGCTGAATGCCTGGAAAGTCAGGCTATTATCCAAAGTCGTCTTCCTTTATTTTAAAACAATCTAATAATATCCTGGGAGAAAATTATATCCCAGTGCCACAATTCGCAAATAATTGAGTCTTTAGTGGTTGCTCGAAATTAGTCGAACAGGATGTTTTAATTTGATTACGTGGTGGAATTGGTATACACACTTAAAATATGCATTTCTAGGAGTGGAAGCAAGGTTGAGCTGTTGCATATTACTGAAGGCTCACAATTACAGGTTCGAATCCTGTCGTAATCACAATAAAATCCAGTGAATTCCATATTGCGATATGCAATATGATGACGGTAATGAAGAACATTACTAAAGGTAACTGGTTGACTGACAATCAATATGATTGTAATTAAGGCTATACACTAATTAAATCCTGTATAGAGGTAAATAAAATGAGAAGAGGTAAGCCTAAAAAATACAGTAAAGAAGAAGATTTGAAAATTCTTGCTATTATGCATAACTTTTCAAATCTTAGCATTACCGAATTAGCAAAACTTATTTCTGAAAATCTTCCAGGAAGAAGTGTAAGAGCTATTGAACAAAGACTTTACCTAAAATACAAAGACTTTTGCAACTCAAAAGCACAAGAAAAACAATTTACTGATGAAGAAGATGTTTTGATTTTGAGAACAATGAATAGAATACCTACTAATTATCGACTGGCTTTTAAAGAAGCTGCATTGGAACTGAACAGAACACAAATGCAAATCAGGGATCGTTGGTACAAGTATTTAAAATTCGAAGCGTTAAAAAACAATTCACACGCATCTGGAGTTTTAGGACATTCCGTATATGGAAGCTGTAAAAACATATTTGAAAAGAATATGGAAAAACAAGAGCCCATTTTCAATCTTCAATTGAATGGATTTACTCTTAATTCTTTAACTTCAACTTACACACACATTTCATTTTAAACAGTAAATCCTAGAAATCATGAATACACAAAATAAATTAAGTGATTATATTTTCACATCAGTAAAAAAAGAATTTATTGTTGCTGGAAAGAAACATTACATTTGGTATGATAGAGTAATGCTTGTCAATGGACAGTTAATGCCATTAGATGAGTTTATGGTCAAATCAGGTCAAAGGGTTCCTCTTAAACCTATTATTCACGAAAGAAATACTCGTGAAGAAATAAAGCTTGCCAAAAAAGAATATGCCAATTCTATGAAAAAGAAATTTGGTTCCAATTGGAAAGCAGAGAAGAGGGGTGCAGTTGTAAAACTGTTTACCTTCAATCAATTGAGCATATTACTTAAATAGTGCTCAACATATTTATCAATAGAGAGTCTTTCGGGTATTTTAAAGACTCTCTATTTTTTCTTAACCTTAAAACTTAAATCAATAATTATGCTAAACTATAAATACAGAAATAATTTAAGCAAAACTTCCATAATAGGTCTTAAAAAGGCTATATGGAAAGAGTTAACTAAATATGAAACTCCTGTTATAGAAGGTACAGAACTATCTGTCAACAGTATTATTTATCACGGAATTAAAGTGATGAAATACTCTACCTTTTATAAAGTAAAGATGTATTCTAGTTTAAAGGAAGATGGGCCAGATTCTCTTATAGAGATAAAGAATCCATTTATCTTAAAGTTAATTTTGGATAGCATTAAAGATGAATTCATAGAAGTGAAATAAACGTACCAATGTGGTAGTTGGTTTTAGGTTAATTAAAGTAAGTGTTACCCAAGTACGGCTGAAGGGGTTGGTGGAATCCGATATGATTGATTAAGGGTAAACTTCTTGATCTTTTGCTCATGGATGTAAACCGATGATTCTTAGTAGAGAAGCAAATATTGAAGGAATTCACAGGTTCAAATCCTGTACACTTACCATAAAACAAAGCTGTCTGAGTGCATAAGCAATGAAAAACTGCATATGAGGTTTTCAGATCCTCACTTTAAACATAAAATGATTCAGCGCAGGAGTGCGGAAGCGTGCGGGTGAAATTCCCGCAAGACAGCTGAATTAAGTTCTTTTAAATTTTCTGATTGAAGCAAACAAATACATGAGCCGTACTCACGACCTGCGTGAACGGAGGGAGCGGTTTAAACACCTTGTTATAAACCCCTTGCAAGGGTTGTTGTTTGTGGATAGATAGGTTAGTAGGTTAAGACTGAAGGCAAACTCACCCAACTAAAGAGTTGGGGAGATGAAAACAAACCTATTCCGTGGGCACACGGTCAGAAGATTTATTGTACTTACTATAAACTAAACTTTAGTACCCGTACCGCACAGTAGGGCTAAGTAAGATACAATTTCTGTTAGCGGGAAGTAGAATGCTAAAGAAGTTTATAAGGTAATCTTAAATCAATGAACAAAAATAAAAAGGCAATTTATCCTGTTGAGCCTTCAGAATAATACAGGAAAAAATCAATTAAATCCTTTAAATCGAATAAACGATGAAAAGAATTGAAAACAGTCCTAAAGGACACACCAGGTTCCAGTTTAATGCACAATTAGTAGCTCCTCTGGGGGCTACAGTATTAACCAATAGCAATGGCAAAAATTACAGAATTGCCCAAGTTGCTTTTGAAAATACCAAAGGAGTAGTCGTACAGGCAAGTGCAGCTATTTATGAAGGTAACTACAGTAAAGGTGAACTCACCATAGGTGAATCTTATCTTTGCGTAGTAACCATTGCTCCTAATGCAGACGGTAAACTTACTCCGTATATCCAAATGTCACACCTTGTTGCTGGTGCTGGTTATGCAGATATATCTGATTTTGATGATGCAACTGAGTCTGTTCAGACTGCAGAAGCATTTGCAGGAACTGGAGAAATCCGTTCATAATTGTTAATTTAATTAAGTAAAACAGTCCCTCATTATTGGGGGACTGTTTTTATTTAATTATCCTAATCTAAAACTAACACTCATGAAAAAGATATTTTTAATACTATTGTTTATTCCTATGTTATCATTTTCACAACATATAGGAAACACTAAGGAAGAGATTGTAAAACATTTAATAGGTGAGAATATTGTACCACAAGAATTGTACGATTCAGATTGGGGATACTATCTTTATGTAGAAAACGATTCTTTTAAAACAATATATGTTTTNAACAATGTTGAAATTTGTATCTATTTCTATATAATACCTATAGATTTAGAAGTAACTAAAGTATTTATAAAAAATTTTGANANTAATGATTTAATGTTTAAGAAAAATACTACTACATGGTGGTGGTATACAAAAAATATAGTTATTGAAATAAAATTAAACAAAGAATCCAATGTATTCATTTTAAAAAAGAAAATATAATGGTAAAAAGATTTATTGATAAGTTTATGTGTTTACATAAATGGACTAGTCATAATAAAAATACAGATTTTCGTGCTAATAGAACTACTGAAGTTTTAATATGCAGAGAATGTGGTAAAATAACTAAAATTGAATACTAATGGTACAGATAATAGTAGTTGTTTCTTTAATTATAAGCATAATATTTATATACTTTTATTTTAAATATATGGATGAGTTAGCTAAATTCAGAGACAACTTAAGTCCAGGACAAACAGTATTCTATTTAAGCAGGGAAGATAACAGATATTATTCTGCTACTATTTTATCTGTATTTTATGTAGTATCCGAACATACTGTATGGAAAATAAAAGTACATAGACAATTTGGAGATGAAATTGTACATACAAGTGAACTTAATTTATTTCATGTAAAAATATGATTATATATATAGGAGAAAGAAGGTGGGATTCTTTCCCATCTTCTTCCATTATAGAATGTACTGAGTATTTAAAAGATCTTGATTATATATCACTTGATACTGAAACTCAAGGATTTGACACATATACTAAAAAGTTATTATTACTTCAGGTAGGTGATAAAAACAAACAATTTGTAATAGATTGTTTAACTACAGATATATCACCATTGAAAGATATATTAGAGTCTACAACAATACTAATACATAATGCAATGTTTGACTGGAAATTCCTATATCATAATGGAATTGATATTAAGAACATATATGATACTTTCTTAGCTGAATGTATATTAACTACGGGTTATGATACAGAAGACAGGGAACTGTCTCTTAAAGGAGTAGTAAAAAAATACTGTAATATAGAAATGGATAAATCTGTAAGAGGAGATATTCATAAAGGATTAACTGAAGCTGTAATTGAGTATTCAGCAAAAGATATTAGGTACTTAGAAGACATTATGAATGCTCAATTAGTTGAAATTGATAAATGGGATTTAAGAAAAGTTTTAGAGCTTGAAAATAAGGTAGTAAGAGTATTTGCTAAAATGCATTACACGGGTATATCATTTGATAAACCTAAATTAAAAGAAGTAACGGATGAATTAGCTGTAATAAATACTGATTTAATACAACAACTTGATGATATAATAATTGAAGAAGCTATTAACAAACCGTCATTTAAAAAATATACAAAAGTACAACTTGATATGTTCTCTGAAGTAAGAGATACTCTGATTAATTGGAGTAGTCCTGCTCAGAAAACGCAAATACTTAACAATTTAGGTATAAAAGTAACAAGTGTAGATGATAAAACATTACAGAAAAATAAAACTCAACATAAAATCATTCCATTATTTATTGAATATTCTAAATTTTCTAAATTAACAAGCAGTTTTGGTAAAGAATTATTAACATTTATTAATCCGGCAACACAGGCAATTCATAGTAATATCTGGCAGATACTTAAAACTGGTAGAATAAGCATGAGTGAGCCTAATCTACAACAAATACCTTCTCATAGTGAATTAGGTAGAAAGATTAAGGCTTGTTTTAAAGCAAGAGAAGGATATAAATTTGTATCTGCTGATTACGCAGGATTTGAGCTCAGAATAATTGCTGAGCTATCTCAGGATAATCTATGGTTAAAAACATTTAGGGAAGATGAAGATTTACATTCTATATTATGTGCTGAAACATTTGATATACCAATTGAAGATGTTAAAAAACCTTTTCCACCTAAACCTGATATAAGTTACAGATTTTTACAGAAAACTTTGAATTTTGGTTTAAGTTACGGAATGTCTAAATTTAAGTTTTCTGATACAGCCCAAATACCTGTAAATGAAGCAGATAAAATTATTAAAAGATTTTTCAGCAAAGTTCCAAAAGTAGAATCCTTCTTAAACCTATTAGCTAAAACAGGTGTCAGATATGGTTATATACGAACAGATCTGTACTATAAGAGAATTAGATGGTTTCCTAAATTAGACAGAGATGATTATAAAACTATTGGTGAAGTAGAGAGAGCAAGTAAAAATTCTATTCCTCAGGGAATAAATGCCAACACTACTAAACAAGCATTAATTTATTTACAGGATATTATTGATAAAAATAACTACCCTGTAAATATATTATTGACAATTCACGATGAAATTCTTACTGAATGCAGGGAAGATTTTGTAGATACTTGGAAACCTATACTTGAAGATACTATGATTAAAGCAGCACAAATAATTATTAAATCAATTCCAGTCAAAGTAGATTCTGTGATATCAGATTATTGGACTGATTAAAACCTAAACATTATGTATAAATACGAAATATCTACTTATGATTATGAAAGTTCTACAAGTGAAATACTTCTCCATGAGAAATTATTCCAACAAATAGAATTTGATGAAATGGCAGCAGAATGTTTTGCATTAGCTATTAAGAAAGATTGGGATAAATATCAAAGTGAAGATTATGGATTTACTTATAAAGACACTGATGGTATAGGAATAGATAGTTTATTAGGGGATGTAACAGAAATTATGATCTCTAAATATGGATTCATTATGGAACCTTATATAGCTCCTGTAGCTACTTTCAGACCTTATTATTTCTTAGGAAGAGATAGTACAAGTTACTCTACTCAGTTAATTTACAACCATATTGATAAACTTTTAGAAACTTAAATATTATGAAAGAATTTTTTAAATACATTAACACCCCAAAAAAAGAAGTAATTCATTTAACTATATTCTGGAGAATTGTATTATTTCCTATTATATTTATATGGTGGTTTATATTCCAACTATTTGCATTTAGCCTGTTTGGTGGAATATTTGTAGTATTAATGGCATTTGGAAGTATGCTTACTGCATTTGGAAGTTCAGATTGGAAAGAAGATTTTATAGAAGGGGTAGGATTTCTTTTTATGCCAATTATTGCACCATTTATTTGGTTATATAAATATTTTAGATTAGGAGAATTTAATACATTATTTGAAGATTCATTATGACAACACAAGAATTTAATGATAAGTATAATGATTATCTTGAAGAAGGACATTATGGATTAGCTGTATCTGACTCAGAATTTATTGAATGGTTAGATAATAAATTTCAAAAGTTTATTAAGAAATCTAATTTCCAATATAGTCAGATTAAGACTAAATTTGGGTATAGTAGATTTTATTGTGAAGGGTTATCTATAGAAGAAATTAATGAAGTAGAAGATAAATTAACCAAGTGGTATAAACCAAATTAATTAACTTAAAAATCAATTATTATGAACAAAGAAAAGTACAACCCTGGTGATAAAGTAAGGGTTAAAGGAGATTTAGGAATAGATGTTGTATGGAATTGGGTAGATGAAATGTTTGAAGATGTTCTAGAAGAATGGCAATACTATAAATGTGTATCTGAGCTATACAATACTATGGTAGGTAAAATCTATAAAGCTACAAATGGTAGAGTATATGTAGAAGAAAATAGTACTTATGTGATACCTTCAATGCAGTTTAGTCCTTCAACCAAGGAAGCGTTTGAATCTCAAAATATTCCTGATCCTAATGGACACCCTGACAAGGATAAACATAACATCAAGGTTTGGGATGTTGGTAGTTATATTGTAGTAGTAAATCCTTTGTTTAGGTCTGGAGTATATACCAAAGGTAAAATTTATCAAATTTATGCTAATGATGGATTAGCTTGGATAAAAGATGATGCTGATATTGGAGTGAATTTAATTAACAGATATATAACTTCTGGAGGAATTAAATGGTTTGCTACATTGTATGAAGCTAAAGAATATGCCAAATCTATTCAACCTAAAGAATGGGATAAAGATACTTATTTAGTTCTTAAAGAACATTGTAAGTTTAATACTGATAATATGAATATTGGGGATGTGTGTAAAATTATCAAATCTGAAAGTTTTGAAAATCTTAAACAAATTACTATTGATAAATATCCAGATTGGTTTCATAAAGATAGTAAATTAGGTAAATGTTTTAAAGCATTTAAAACTTTATCTGAAGCTGAAGCATATTCTAAGATTATTAAACCTCTCAATGTATTTAACCTTGGAGATTATGAACTAACAGTTGAAGATCATAATGTTTTAATAGGATGTACTACTTTAGATAAACAAAGAGTATTACATTTTCTGGCGGATTTTATTGCATTTTCAGAAGAATTCGAAGATGAAAATAATTCTTATGTTGAAATTAGAGGAGTTGCTTTTGGTACAGAAACTGCTAAAAGTTTAATTGATTTTATTAATGAAAACTAATCAGTAATTAAGGAGAGGTGTAATAACCTCTCCTTTAGTTTAAAAATTAAATTAATATGACAAGAGAACAAGTACAATTAACAGCAAAAGAAAAATTAATTTCTAATAATTACACAGGAGTAATAGTATTAGATATGGGTACAGGTAAATCAAAAGTTGCTATTGATTGTATTAAAGAAGGCAACTTTAAAAATGTACTAATAACAAGTCCAAGAACTAATCTTAAGTCTAATTGGATAAATGAGCTTGATAAATGGTTAATTACAGCTTATGCAGGTAATATGTATTTAGTTGTAGAGAAAAACTCTATCCCTATTAGAATACTTACAGAGAATATTCAAACTTGTTATAAATGGTCTGAATATACTATTCAAGAACTTGACTTGATAATCTATGATGAAGTACATACGTGTGGTCAAGAGTATTTTAACCTAATTGAAGTTGCACTTAAGTACGACATTCCTGTAATAGGATTAACTGGTACACCTAATAAGACTGAAGAATTTAAAGAAACAGTATTATATAAGAAATTACCAATTATCTATGAATACCATGATAGTGCAGAAGATGGTTTAATCAACAAGAGAAGATACTATGTTTATCAATATGAACTATCTGATAGTTATAGTGTAATTGCAGGAACTAAAAAGAAACCTTTTACTATTGGTGAGAAAACTCAATATGAGTATTTATCTCAACAGATTAAAAAAGGTCAAATCCTTATGGCTCAAACAGGTAGTACAGATTGGTTTAGAGATGCTGCTGATTGGGCTTGGAAAGGTAATGGTACTGGTAGTCAGAAAAGTGCTGCAATGATTTATCTTAATGCTATTAAGTATCGTAAGGAATTCTTATGGAATTTAAGTAGCAGTGCTGATATAGCAGTTAAAATTAAAGAAAAAATTCTAAACTCTCAATCTGAAAATAAAGTATTACTATTTTCTGAATTAACTACACAAGCTAATAAATTATCAGCTTATGCAGTACACTCTAAACAAGATGAATCAGCTAATAAAATGCTCCTTGAAGATTTTGATAGAGGAGTTATTAAAGAATTATCTTCGGTTAGAAGTTTATCGTTAGGTCTTAACTTAATTGGTGCTAATTGGGCTATTGTAGAAAGTTACAACAGCTCTCCTACTGACCTTTTACAGAAATTGGGTGGAGTTCCGCCCACAGTTATCTAATTCGGTGAAACCTGACCATTAAGTTGAAGGCAATACCGAGCCAAGCCTATTTATAGGAAGGTGTAGAGACTATCCCCTGTTGTGGGGGAGTACAGAATATCCTGAGAAAGTATTTTGGAAACGGTAACATTCTAAACAAAAAAAATAGCGGCAATAAAATATAAATCTTCAAAGAGGTATTTACAAGAATGTGCAAGAGACAATAAGATTTTTTTGAAAAAGTTTAGAATAAGATATAGTCCGATCCTTACAGAAATGTGAGATGTGTATTGAAGAAATCTCATCTTCATAAAAAGTACACTAATTTTGAGAACAAACCGATTACAAGTCAATGATGTAGCTAACGTAGTTATTATAGTTCCTAAGTATACTCAAGCAGAAGCTTGGTATAATGAATTTGCCAAATCACTTGATTTATCAGAAGCAGTATTTATTAACAATGTAATAGATTTAAAAATATGATACCAACAGCAATACAATTTATGGAACAACGAGAAGCAAAAGATAATTGTTTATATCCTACATTTAATCATATGATTGAATTTGCTAAACTTCATGTAACAGAAGCACTTAAAGCAGCTCATAGAAATATGCAAGCACCAGAAGAAGATATTGAATTTACTTTAGACGCATATCCATTAGAGGAGATAAAATAATGCTAAATATTTGTACAGTCTGTAAGGCTGAGTTTGAAGATGATGAATCCAGCGAATTAACTGATGTTGATGTTTGTTCTAAATGTTTNCATGATGTATATATAGAGTTTTTTGANGGAACAGATGAACCTTTAATCTATGATACTGAATTTTATCAAAAAAGTNTTTTACATAAAAATAATTTAACGGGGGACTAATAATCCCCCTTTATTAACCTAAAAACTTATAAGCCATGACTACACAAGAACTTGANCTTTATTTATCATTATTAAAGNATTATTATGGGGAAGAATATATCTCTGACTTTGAAGTACTCAGAGAATTATTAGAAGTTGATTTTGACATTAAGGCAACTGTTGCAGAATTAGCAAGACTTGTTCAAATGGAATATGATACTGAAGATTTAAAGTTGTGCTTATCAAATTGTGGTGTAAATTATTAAAGATATGGATAAAAAATTAGATCCGGCATTTCCTTTAGATGGAAACCATATTGACAAACTTTCTGTTATGAATTTTGACCCAAGTGGGATGACAAAGAGGTTTTATGCAGCGTGTGCAGCTATGACAGGGCTATTATCTGGTAAGTATTATAATACTTTAGTTAATTCTCCTACAGATAGAGTTGAAGATGGATTTCCTGAACCAATATCAATATGCGAAGAAGCTTATGTATTTGCAGATGAATTACTTAAACAAGAAGACTTATGAAACCAATTATAGTAATGAAACATACATTAACTTATATATTATCAGAAGCTCAAGCTGGAAATGTATCAGCTATTGAANTGTTAGNTAAATTTGAAGCTATGAATATAGTAGATAAGGAAAGGTATTTANTATTAACAGATAAAACTACAACAGATGAAACAANTTAATTTAAAAGAAATTCTTAAAAGGCATATTGGAGAATATGTTAATTCTCCTGTAAGCCCTAATGTACTACTTGCTATGCAAGAAGCTTGTAATCAAGCTATTGATTTATGTGCTGAGAATGCTAAAATAGAACTTATGCGTGTAAATGAAGATTATAGGTGTGAAGAAGTATCTACACATTCCTATAATAAAGGCAAACATAGTAATGTATTATCTATTTCAAAAGAATCAATTCGTAACACTAAAAAACAGATTATATGAACGAAATTAACAATTTTGATGAAGTACAAGAAATAATTGGTCAAGCAGTATATAAATTGCTTTCAGAAGAAGACCCTAATTCTGATGAACCATTAGCCTTACTAAATAAGTTTTTAAATTTGGCTGAAGACTCTTATGTTTTAATAGAATGGCCTAATAGTCAGGAATATATGGAAGAAGATTGGTTTGACAAAGAAGCCATTCTTGATGTAGAGTGTAAGTTTGGCGATAGTGCTTACTTTATTCCTTTAAAAAGATTACTATGACAATAGATTTTCAAAAATTAGTAGAGTTCAATAATAAACATCCCGACAATACTATATCTGTATATTTATTTATATTAGTAAATATGATAGTTTCTGAAGATACTTCTGAAGAGATTATAAAGTATTATATAGTATTTGATAGAGATGAATTTGATGATTATAGATATTTAGAGTCTATGGGGCTTATTAAAATTACAGGAGAAGGCCTCAAAGATGTATCTATAAGAGATTTAGGTATGGAACTAATAGGACAATCAAAGTCTGATAGTATTATTGAATTAGCTGATAAAATACGTGAGATGTTTCCTAAAGGAGTTAAATCAGGCGGTGGATATGTCAGAAGTGAAGTAGTTGATATTGCTGAAAAACTTCGTAAATTCTTTAAGAAGCATAAGTATACACAAGAACAAGTACTTGAAGCTACTAAAAGATATGTAGATAGAAAAAGGATAGATGATTATGCATTTATGCATCAGGCTACTTATTTTATTGAAAAAAATAATGTTTCAGTACTTGCTACTGAATGTGGCAATCTTACAGATACCAATAATAATAATGAAGTTGTTGATATAATAAAAAGATTATGAGTATATTTGAAAGAGTAAGTGAAACTATAAAAATTAATAAGGCTGTTAGAGAAGCAGGAGGATANAATGTAATTCCNTGGANTTTACCNAGATTATCTTCTGTATTACCNGGTATACAAAGAGCNAAATATGTAATTGTTACAGCTAACAGTAAGGTAGGTAAAACACAATTAGGAGATTTCTTATTCTTACATCAGCCTTATGAATTTTTTATATCTAATCCTAACGCTAATATTAAACCTAAAATCTTTTACTTTTCTCTTGAAATGTCTAAAGAGAGTAAGATAATGTCAGTAATATCTTATAAGTTATTTAAAGAACATAATATTTCAAAAAGCCCTGAAGATTTATTGTCAGTATTTAAAGATAGAGTAGTTGATAATAAGTTAATGAAACTAATTGATTCTTATAAACCTTTTTTTGAAGACTTTGAAAAAAGGGTTACATTTATTGATAATATTAGAAATCCTTGGGGAATAATGAAATATATGCAAACATATGCTGATAAAAACGGTAAATGGGCTTATAAAAACATTGATTGGGAAGGAGAGGATGGAAGCGTAACTGTAAAAAGTGTAAAGGATTTTTATACTCCTAATGATCCTGAAGAACTTGTTATTATAATAACTGACCATGTAAGTTTATTAATGCCGGAAAAACAGCAAACTTTGCATCAGGCTATGAGTAANTTTAGTTCNGATTACTGTCTTACNTTAAGNGATAAATATAAATATTGTGTTGTAAATATTCAACAACANGCNGCTGAACAAGAAAAACAGCAGTTTACNCTNAAAGGAGATAGTGTTATAGATAAATTAAGACCTTCAGCTGATGGATTAGGTGATAATAAATTAACAGCTAGAGATTGTAATCTTATGCTTGGGTTATTTTCTCCTTACAGATATAAAATATTAGATTATGCTGGATATGATTTAAATATTCTACAAGACAATTACAGAGAATTATCTATAATACTTAATAGAGACGGTAAATCTAATGCAGCAGTAGATCTTTATTTTGATGGAGCAAGTAATTTCTTTACTGAATTACCACGTTCTGCTGAAAAAGAAAATTTATTAAAAGTTTATGAATATTGTAAATCAAGACAATGAAACTAGAAGAACAAATAGCTCATTATGAATATCTTACTAAACAAATGAAAGATATTTTATTAAAAAAGGGGGCAGACTACGCTAATAAAGATGTATTATCTAATTTTAAGCTGGCAGGGCGTATTGCAGGATTAACTCCTGAACAAAACTGTCTGAGTCTTATTTCCACTAAAGTAGCGAGATTGGGTAATCTATTATCTAAAGACAATTCCCCTTTAAATGAACCTTTAAAAGATACTGTTGTAGATTTAGCTAATTACTCTATTCTTTTGCATATGTTATTATTTGAAGACAATTATTAACTAATTTAAAATTTATGAAAAAAGTATTTTTAATGCTTACTGCTCTGGTTACTTTGGCAGTAATGGCATGTATGAACAAAGAAGTAACATCAACAGAACAAGTAGACTCTACTATAACTGTACCCGTTACTAATCCAGCAGATACAATTATTATATCCTGATTATGGCAGTAACAGTAGGTGTTTTTACAATGTCAGGTGGTGGAAAAACCACCTCTATTGTAATTAATAAAGACGGAGAATATAATTTAGAAAATTACAGTGGAATGGATTTAGATACAACAATCTATTTCAATTGTGATAGAAAAAAGCCACCTTTTGCTAGCGATAAACTTGTTAAAAATTTAAATTATTTTGAAACATCAGACAGTAGTTTAATTTTATCAACTATTAAAGCAGTTAGTGATAAAGGCCCTAAATTTAAAGCTATTATAATTGATACTATTAATGCAATTATGGTAGATAAGGAGATGCTTGAGTCTAAGAAACTTACATTTGATAAGTGGATGGATTTAGCTAAAGATATCTACGAATTAGTATCAGTATGTAATGGATTAAGAGATGACCTTGTTGTTTATTTCTTTGGTCATATTACTCTTTATACAGATGTTGATGGTAATGAATCTAAATGTCTTGTAACAAATGGTGAAAGTTTTTTGCCATTATCTGCTTAACTGCTGGAATATCCTAAAGACCTAAAACTACAACATAATTGGAAACGATAAGTGTGAATGTTAAAAATTTAGGTATGTTAAAAAATGTTAAATAATAAAAAATATTGTACAATTTGTAAATATATTTCGTATATTTGCAGTAATTAAGTTATACAATATTAAAATTTAACATTTATTATAAATGGACAATCAGCATCCAAGCTCCTGTGAAATGGAGAAGGTTCAGAGACTATCCCTCGGAAAGGGAGTAGGAGTAAAAGTCAATTACTCTGAAATAGCAGACGTTACTGAAATTAAAGGAGATATAATTATTTATTATCTCAAAGATCCTAGAAATCAAGAAATTAGATATATAGGAAAAACTACTGAAAAAGACTTTAGAAAGAGATATATTTCTCATATGTTTGAAGGAAGAAATATTAAATATACTTCTCATAAAAGCAGATGGATAAGAAGTGTAGTACTTAGTGGAAACGAACTTATTATGGAAGAAGTAGATAGAATTTCTTACACTGAGAATTGGGAATGGTTAGAGTGTTTTTGGATTTCAATTTTTAAAAGTTGGGGATTTATGTTATTAAATATGACAACTGGAGGAGAAGGGAATCAGAATCAGAAATTCTCAAAAGAATCTATTAAACTGCGAAATTCTAAATTAAAAAGTAAAGTTAGAACTTCTGAGCAACGAGAAAGGGTTTCTAAAGGGTTATTAGGTAGAAAATTATCAAAAATTCATAAACATAATACACGAGAGGGTATAATCAAATTACAGGGAAAAGCTGTTAATCAATACAGCTTAGATGGAAATTTTATTCAAAATTTCAGATGTGTTATTGATGCTGCTATTTATTTAGGTAATAGAAATAAGCAAGCAAATATACACAAATGTTGTAGACAAGATTATCCTAAGTATAAAACAGCTTATGGATTTATATGGAAATACAGTAACGAAGATATAGTCCAATCTGTATAGAAATATACAGGATTACTTTAATAGACTTGACAAATTTATTATAAAAGAAGTAATCGTTAAATGAGAAAACTAGAAAAGATTAAACTTGAAAGTAAGCTTCCAATAGTATTATTTGGTGGAGTAGAAAGACAATCTGAAGGAAAAAATAAGTATTACTTTGAAACTCAAGCTAGCAGATCAACAGCAAAATCTCCTATAGGAATGTTTTCAGAGTTTACTATCCCTAATTCCTTAAATTTAGTGGATACAAGAATAAGAGAATTTTATAAAATTTAACAAATTAATTTATTTATTATGGAAAGAGTAGTAATAAGAAAAAGTCAGATTAAATCTGAAATTGAGAATGGAATGACACGTAAAGAATTGGGTGAAAAGTATGGACTATCTACAGGACAAGTCAATAAAGCACTTAAACAAATGGGACTATCTTCTATGAGAGCAGCTTCTATTAAATTTGAAATAGAACTTGATGATATTGAAGCTACCCCAGATGTACAACAACCAGTTTATAGTCAAGAAGAATTTAGTAACAATCAAATTAATTAAACTATGGCACAATTTGATGCAGGATCAGAAAACAGTAATTACCAATTATTTACGGGATTAACAGATGTACATGTAGTAGCAGTAAATCCTACTAAAGAAGAAGCAGATAAAATGGGAATATCTATGAAAACTGAACCTTCTTATTTAAGTGTAGATGAGACTACAAATAATAAGAAAGTAAGAGTAGATATTTATGTTAAATCTGAAGAGACAAAAAGAATTGATAAAATGGCATTTTTCCTTGAAGATGTTGTAAGAACCAGTTCAACAGGAAATACCCAATTTATTAATGATTTTGGTACAAGCTGTTATGCAGAGACTTTAGAAGATGCTTTAGCTAAATATACGTGGTTTAAACCTGATGGAGCTCGTGGAGCAGTATCGGGAGAGCCTGAATTAGTAGATTTTATCAAAACTCTATTAAATGTAAGTAGAGATGCTAAAGCTAAACTTGACAATATTAAAGCTTTGTTTACAGGTAATATTACAGAACTTAAGGATATTTTCAAGAAATTCTCTGAGAGAAAGGTACAGGTATTATACTATGTAAGAGAAAATGATGGTAATTGGTATCAAAGTATTTACTCAAGGTATTTTAGTAGGTCTGGAAACAAAACTACTAAATATTGGGAAAAACATTTTGAAAATGCTACCAATAAACCAAATTTTCAAAATTCTTTTAAATTTCAGGAATTTAATCCTCTTGCAGTAAAAACTGAAGAAACAAAAGATGTTTCTGATGCTCCTGGAGGATTCTGGGGACAGTAATAAATTTTTTATTTCATTCTTATGTTTGAAATAAAAGAAGACTTAACTACAAACAATATTCTTAAAAGAACTACAGAGTTTGAAATATTCAAATTTTATTGTAAAAATTTCAAAGCAATAGGACAAAAATTCAGTGCTGAAACAAGAAGTGATAGTATTCCTTCTTGTGTAATATCTGAATATAATAAAAAACTATGGTTTAAAGATTTTGGAACTACAGACAAAGCAGTAGATTGCTTTAATTATGTAATGAGAAAATTTAATATGACATTTTTACAAGCCCTCGGTATAATTAATCTTGATTTAAATTTAGGTTTAAAACAATATGTTGAACATAATATTGACCTGCGTTATATAGGACTTGGGTCTTCCAATAAACATACACCAAAAGATTATTTAAGTGAAAATCAGAAAATCAAATTTTTCTATCCTCAATTGAGAAGTTGGTTATCTTTTGATTTAAATTATTGGAAACACAGATATTATATAGATATTAATCGAGCTGAAAAATTTGGAATTAAACCTGTTACCTCTTTAACTATAAAATCAGATACTATAAGAACCTTTAATCTAGATTTTCCGTCTTATAGTTATTTGGTAGATTGGGATAAAGAGATTAATTATTATAAAATATATTCTCCATTCAGTAAAACTATGAAGTGGTTAACAAACTGTAAACAAGATCAATATCTAGGTTTCAACTATTTACCATGGGTAGGAGATAAAGTTGTAATAACTAAATCTTTAAAGGATATTGTTGTATTAAGTTTATTTGATTTACCAGCAATTTCTCCGCAATCCGAAAGTCAAATTATTTCTTATGAAAAATACATTAATTTAAAAAAGAGATTTAATAAATTATATGTTTTATATGACAACGATAAAGCAGGTAGAAAAGGAGCTGTACTAACAAATGAACTATATTCAGACATAATTCCAGTATTTATACCAGAAGAATCAGGGAAAAAAGATATTAGTGACTTTATAGATAAGTATAGATATAAAGAGACTAATACACTAATTAAAAAGTTATTTTATGAGTAGAAAGTTAGGGTTTAAAAACCCAATAATATGTAAATTTCCTGGATGTTCTAATTCCTTCTTTCCTTATAGAAAAACTAGTGTGTTCTGTAATAATCATACTAAATATGAAATAAGATATCGTACTCCAAAAAAAGTCATAAAAAAACAGACTAAAGAAGATAAAATAAGGATTAAACGGGAAATTAAAGAAAAAAAGTATGAAGAAAATAGACTAAAAGCAATAAGTCTTAGTCCTGATATAAACAACCTATTGTCTTTTTCTATTGACAACGGTAAAACTATAATATACTGTAAAAATGAAAAACAGCTTAATAAAGCCAGAGAATTGTTTAGGAATCTTTATTCCTGGAAACATACCCTCACTAAAAAATAGTAAAGTGAATGGTAGATTTTACTCAAAAACAGTAGCGAAATGGCTAAGAACTTTTGGAATTGCATCATATTCTTCATCTAGAAAAATAGTTAACTATTACAAAACTATACCAAGAACGTATAATATTGAAGAATTATTTTCTCCAATAAAAGGTATAACGGAATATCCTGTAATAATAGGGATGCATTTTGTTCGTAATAGCAAACATAAATGGGATTTTAATAATGCTACTCATATAATTCTTGATTTAATGACAGCATTAGATATAATTCCAGATGATAGTGTTGATTATATTTTTCCAGTTCCAATGAGTATAAATGGTATATTTTGGAGTTATAATAAAGAAAATCCTGGAGTTTATATAAACATACTATGACAGAAATAACTATTAAATTAGATACTATATCATTAGATATTAAAGGATATTATAACAAAGGATACCCAGAGTTACATTCATATCCTAATGGAGATCCCGGATATCCAGGGGAACCTCCTTCATTTGATATAGAAATTATTGAATTTTATGGAAAGGATATTACAGATCTGATTAATGATCTTAATGAAATATTCTGTTCTATAATGAAAAAACATAATAACAATAGTTATTATGATTTATGGATATATTTAGAGGATAAAATCCTCAAAGAATTAAACAAATAAAAATAAATTAATAATAAATTAAAATTAAACACTATGCGCAAAGTATTAGTTTTTTCAACATTGTCAAATTCGACAACAGAAGTACCAACCTCCGCAACAACTTGGGGAGAACTTTCACAATTTTTAGCTTCTAAAGGATTGTTTAATCCTTCAGGAATGAAAGCTATTGTAAAAGAAACAAAAGCAACTCTTGAATTAAATGAAGCAGTTCTTCCTGATGGAGATTTTGTTCTTTATACAATTCCTACTAAAAATAAAAGTGGGGCTGAAGTAATCAAAACAGATGATGTAGATATTTTTTTAACGATTTTGCTTGAGGATATTGAAGCTAAATTTGAAAATTTTATAGCTTCTAAATCATACAAAGTAAAAAATGAATTAGAAGATGAAGCCTACAAAATTCTGCAAGAGCTTGGACTTTAATTAATAACTTTTGAGGGGAGATACTAAAAATCTCCCCTCTTTTAATTTAAACTTATGGATATAGATTTTGATGCACTAGACTCATTATTTGCTTCTTCTGAAGTTATAGTATACAACGATAATACTCCTGATTCTCAAGTATCCGAAGATTTACAATCTCCTAGTTCAGAAAATTTAGTAGATTATTTATTGAATGTTGTTGAGAATATAAAACAAACTACTACAGAAGATGTAGTTGTTGAACCTATAAAAGAAAATGAAAATAAATTTTCTGTTTCTATTATACACAAAGAGTTAAGTAATTTATTTATATCTCATTATAATAAAGAAAGAGTAAGTATAGAAAAAAATGCCATATCTCACTACATTTTATATAAAATAACAGTACATTTCCCTAAAATACTTGTAAAAAATAGTATTGATATGGAACATGAAATTACTGATTTTTATGTATATTTTGAGTTTGGGTATAATAAAGAAGATAAAACTATACAGTGTAGAGCAACAAACGGAATTAGAGGAACTTTTACAATAGAAGAATTTCTATCAGGATATACATTTTCACATTTATCAGGTTCATTTAGTAATTGGGGTACATTTTGTTTAGGGTCTTCTGCTATTTCTAATAAATATAATGAATTAAGACTTCCTGAAAAAATAGAAAGTGTGGAACAAGTAGATAATTTTATCAGTAAAGTTGAAATATTTCTACATATGTTTAATTCCTATCTTGAGTGGGAAAGTTTAGAAGGTGGGCCTTACAAAATGTTATCATCTTTAGGTACTAACCGATTTAGGTATAATGAAGTAGAACGATTAACTGTTTCAGTTGAAGAAGCTCAAATAGCGTATTTAATATTAACAGAGATATTGACTACTGCAAAATATAGAGAAATCTTATTTAGGGATTGTATTGTAAATCTTGGGAATTCTATTAAAATAAATATGTATCAATTAACTATTTTGATAGATGATTTATTTTGTGAAGAGTTAAAAGATGAAAATGAAGAATTTGTTGAATACGATCCGGTAGATTATTCTAGAAAAAAAGTAAGTAGTGCATTTGATGATTTTAATAGATATTTTGATAAAAAAACTTTAAATTTAAAAGAGTCAATTTCTTTTAATTTTAAAGGAAATTCTATAACGCCTACTATTACAGAATCTTTTACTATTAAGAATAAAGAAGATAAAAATTTAATAATACACCCCGTTTATGTGTATAAAACAGCCACCTATATAATGTCAATATTGTATAATTTAAAATCAAAATTATGAGTACTAAAGAAAGTAAAACAATTAAAAAATTTAAGGAGGTTGTTCTTAAGGAAAAAATAAAAGTAGTTATTAGTAACAAAGCTTTTTCCCAGATATCTTTCTTAACTCAAAGAATAAGTAAAGTAGAATGGTCTGCCATTCTTTTGTATACTGTAGAAGGACATATTACTGAACCTGAAAAGATGGTGTGTACTGTAGATTCCTTATATTTAATGGATAAAGGCTCATTAGCATTTACTAACCATAATTATGAAGCAGAAGATATTTTGGAAATGTTTGAAGATTTTCCAGAATATATGAATATGAAAATAGGACATATTCATTCTCACAATAGTATGGGGTCATTCTTTTCAGGAACAGATATGGCAGAATTACACGATAATGCTCCAAATCATGCTTATTATTTATCTCTCATTGTTAACAATGAAGGTATTCACGTAGCTAAACTTTGTTTTGTAGGAAAACAAGAAATAAAAAGTAAGTTTTCTATGAAAAATGAGGTTGGTAAATGGATATGGACTAAGTTTATAGAAGAAGAAAATGAAGATGTCTTATTCATACATGATTGTGATATAACTTTAAGTATGATAGATGGTAAAAAGTTTTATGAAAGGTTTAATAAAGTAATAAATAAACCAGTAGCTCCAATACAAAAACTAGAAACACCTACTTCAACTTATAATTATACAGGATATAGAGAAACTACTTCTGATTATATGTCTGATTATTTAAGAAGTATTAAAGGAGAATATACAGATAAAGATTATAAACTTCCTAAATTACCTGTAAAAAGAGATGCTGATAATATTCCTAACAGAACTTTATATGCTAAAGCAATTATACAATGTAGTTTAGAAGGGCTTTATTCCAAATCTTTATTTATGGTAACAGATACTGTAGAAAAACAATGTATAAAAGATGATGATGATTCTATAACAGCAGGATATCTTGAATTTTTCTCTGTAACATCTCCAACATTTCTATTTGAAGCATTTAATGAAATCTATACAGGAGCAAATGCTAAAGAAGATTTAGATGTGTTTATCCATGAAACAGAGTCAGCAGTTGCTTTAATTACAGGTAGAATAGGAGACTGTATAAGAGAAGCTGTAGAAGACGTGCTTATGGAAGTTTTTCTTATGCAAGAAGAGGAAGAAGAAGCACAAGCAGAGGCATTAAAACTTAATGAACAAATTAAAAATCTTGTATAATGGAAACAACAGATACAATTCCTATGTCTGAAACTATTGAAGAGGTTGTAATACCAGTTAAGAAGACTAGAAAATCTAAAGAAGAATTATTTAGAAATGCTACTATAAAAAGATTTGAAAAAGCACCATGGATAGCTAAACAATTAGTTACCATAGGAGGGCTTGGAGGAATAGGTTCAAATGTAGCTTATATTCTAGCTAAATGGGGTTATGATATGATAATATTTGAAGATGATGTAGTAGAAGCTTTAAATATTGGAGGACAGATGTACTTTTTAGATAATATAGGTAAAACTAAAGTAAATAGTATGTCACAAACTATATATAGAATTAATAAATCATGTAAAATATACCCAAAAGGTAGATTAGACAATAATACTAGTCCTGTATATGCATATCCTATAACTTTAGCCTGTTTTGATAGTATAGAAGCAAGAAGAGATTTATTTAATTTGTGGATTAAAAATAATAAAAATTCTCAAAAAGCTATATTTATTGATGGCAGAATGTATAGTGAAGGATTAGAAATATTTGCTGTAACCCCTGATAATATTGATAGATATAAAGAAACTCTATTTGAAGATAAAATAGAAGAACTTCCTTGTAACTATAAAGCAACTACTCAAACAGGATTAATAATAGCTGGTTTAATGACTGGTATATTGTCTAATTTTGTAACAGAGACTATTACACCTTTAAATATACGAGAAATTCCTTTTAGAACTGAATTTGTAATTCCTGGAATGTATTATGAAACTATTAGATAATATTGGTTATAAATCTACGTCTTGGAGAAGTACACCACGTCTTAATGTATATGGTTTATCTATTCATGATATTAAGATAGATTTTTTTAAATTAAAACATGATTCAGAATATGTTCCGTTAAGTAGTTTATACTCAATTAATAATTCTCTTATAAAAGGTAAAAATTATATTACTTTACGAGATATGTTTAGATTTTCTCAAGAAGAAGTTAAAGATCTAGTCTATAATTTTATATTTACTCCTGTAAAATATATTAATAAAAATACTTCAGGTTATTGTCGTAGTTATAGAACCTTTGTAGAAACTGCAGCTTATAAATGGTTTTTTAATATATTTGATTATAATTATACTGGAGGTATTATGGGTGAAAATAAACATTTACGTATTTCAAACGGATTAATAATTTATAATCCGCCTGTAGAAGAATCTTTTTTTATTAATAATTGCTTAGGTGTAGAAAAGTATTATTCGCACGATAATAATTTTATATCTTCCAGTAGAGTTATTGTTGGACTTATGATAAAAAGAGACTACTTACACCAATATAGATTTAATCTTATTAAAGAATATATTGAGAAATTAGATAAAAATAATAAAACTTCATTTAATATAAGTGATATAGAATTAGATTATTCAAAAGTTAAATTATTTATAGCTCCTGAAATAGATAAAAAATGTAAAATAAAGGGGTTAAATAAATTTGTAACCAGATCTATTATTCCTGTTATAGAAAGTACAGGTATAGAAATAATTTACGAAAGTCCTGAAAAATTTATTTCTGAAAATCCTGGAAAAGAGTATAATACAGATAAGTTGAATGAAACTTTTGAAAAATACCCACAAACAGTTGAATTATTTATTAAGGAATTGCAAAACATTGCTTCAAATTTAAGTGTAATATCAGATTCACATATAAATAAATTTAACGCAATGTTAAATACAAGTAATAATTAATAAAAGATTAATAATGTTAAACAAGGTAACAATTAATATAGGAGAGGATTCTGAAGTATTAGCAGAAATAATAAATGGATATCAGATAAATCTTAGATTTACGATATCTCCAAAAATTATCTGTAATGCTTCAGAAATTCTCTCCTTAATGGTAGGAAAAGGAGGGTTATCTCTATTTGACAAATTAAAAGTCCCCATTGACCATAAGATAATAAGTTCTTATGAAGTCAATAAAATAGAGAAAATAACTGACAAAAGCTTTAGTATATATGCTACGATAGGAACGAAAACGAAACAATTTATTTTACCTTGCCTAGAATTTGATAGAGAATATTTTTTATATGACACATTTTTAGAAAACGCTTACATTAAAGTTTTAATAAGAGGGGATAATACTTCAGATTGGAGTAAGTTCCCTCTTATTTTGTTATATAGATATTCAGAATCAGAAATTTACAGAAATTTTGAAACAAGAATAACAAAGCATCCTCTTTTTAAGTTTAGTATTGATATTAACCCATTTGAAGTATTATATGTTTTTAATATAAAAGATTATGAAAAAGATTTAAATAAATTTATTAATGGAAAGTATTCAGAACTTTCTAATAAATTAAAATTAAATATTATGTCTTTTCATTCTTATAGTAAAGATGGCCTTATGTGGAAAATTTTAAATAAAGATGTAAGACTTAAAGAACAGTTGGAAATAAAATTTGAAACTTCTTTAAGTAAAACCATGGAATTATATGATATTCCTGACATAAATAAAGAAACTTATACACTTAATAATTGAATTATGCCGGATATTACTATGTGCAGAGGACAAGGCTGCAATCTTAAAGAGTGGTGTTACAGATACAAAGCTATTCCAGATGAGTTTTGGCAATATTTTTTTGCAGATACGCCTGTAAATATATCAGGAGAGGTTCATATATGTGATTACTTTTGGGAAACTAAAGAGTTTATAAAAATTAAAGAAAATGCTGGAAAAGATACTTGGAACAGAGTGGAGTAAGGAACTAATCCCGCATTTAAGTACGGAATACTTTAAAGAATTGGGAAATTTCCTTGAAAGTGAATATAGTAAAGATACTATTTATCCACCTAAAGGAAACATTTTTAATGCCTTTAAACTTACAAATTATGCAGATATTAATGTTGTAATTTTAGGTCTTGATCCTTATATAAGACATGGACAGGCGTATGGAATTTCATTTGGGATATTGGATAGTTGTCTTACAACTCCGCCTTCATTAAGAAACATACAAAAAGAAGTTGAAAATGATGTATATGACGGATTAGATCTTGGATTTGATTACACTTTAAAATCATGGTGTTCTCAAGGATGTTTTATGTACAATACAGCTCTTACAGTTGTAGAAGGTAAAACAGGATCTCACATTAAACAATGGGCACCTTTTACTGAAGCAGTTATAAAAGCTTTAAATAATAAAGACTTTTGTATATATTTATTATTAGGTAAAATAGCTCAGGGTTATGAAAAATTTATTGATAAAAAAGAAAACTTTTATATATTAAAAGCTCCGCACCCTTCCGCAGAATCTTATGCGGGGGGTAATGCGGGGTTTTTTGGTAGTAAAGTATTTTCCAAAATCAATAATATACTATTAAACAACAATAAATTACAAATAAAATGGTAATTAAAAAATTAAAATTATGCAAACATATGGATTAAATATTGGAGATTCTGTAATAGTATCAGGTTCAATAGATCCAGAAGGTTATATAGAATTTGATGATGAAGGAAATGTTACTTTTACAGATACTATAATTCTAGATACATGGAACCATGCTATTTTAAAAATAAAAGAATTTATATTTTATAATGGTAAAACCTATATAAGAGCGAATAGTAAAGAATTTGCTATATTAGCAACTGAAGTTACTAAATTAGATGAAAATTCTAGTATTGAACATATAATTAGATTTGGAAACATAGCAGTAAAAATTATCTGTGGTTCAAAAAAAGCTACCATTACAAATGCTAATTCAGGTGAAGTTTATGGAACAATAACTACTGAAGAGGTGGTTAAAATAATAGATAAATTATTGTATAATGAGTGTGATATTTTAGGTTATCGTGCAAACCTTTTCATATCTAATGAGACAGAAATAAAAATAGGATGTCAATTCATGACTGTAGGACAATTATATGAGATTAACTATTTAATGTCAACAAATCCTTATTATGAAAGATTATATTAGAGAAAAGGGATATATTAATGCTTCTTTTTTAAAAGCGTTATCAGATGATCCTAAAAAAGCATATTCAATACTTAAAGGAGAGGATTCAATATCTACTACTAGTACTGATTTTGGTAGTCTTGTAGATTGTTTACTTACTACTCCTGATGAATTTGTTAATAGGTATATTACTTATAATGGTAAAAAGCCTACTGATAAATTATTAGACTTTGCTAATAAATATATCGAAATTTATCAATTAGAAAGTTCAGGAGAAGACTTCTCTGTAGACAGTGCAATATTACGTGCAAGAGCAGAAAGTGGCTACGATGGTCGCTTATTAAATGATACAGTAATTAAAAAGTTTAAAGAAGAGTGTCAAACATATTGTGAATTTCATATTAGTAATATAGATAAAATAATAATTGACGATTCTACATTATCTTTTGCTAAACAATTAGTTTATAATGTTAAATCTTCTCCATATCTGCAAAGATTATTTTCTCCTAATCCTGATACAATTGTATTGTTTCAAGTACCTATATTTATAGAAACTTCTAAATTTATGGGTAAAATATTAATAGATATTTTAGAAATAAATACAACCAATAAAACTACAACACCTTGGGATTTAAAGACATTTGAAGGTTCTTTTGAATCTAATTATTGGAAGTATAAATATTACTATCAAGAGAGTTGGTATTCATTTGTCCTTGAAACTTTAAGAAATCCTGATTGGTTTGTTAATTGTGAAATACCTGATGAATTAGCAATAATACATTCAGGAGAATATACAATTGAGCAGTTTAAATTTATAGCTGTTGATAAATCAATGTACAAAGAAGTTGAGATATTTGAATCATACAAAGGTATTGTTGAAGATGTAATGTTTAAAGGTATTATTAATAAAGGTGAATACGTTACTAAAATTAAATCAATGCAAAGTCTTATTGATGAAGCTAAAGATAGAGTTAAATTAGATAACTGGACTACCGATTATCAAATGTTAACTAAAGGTGTGAAAAAATTATGGATATGATTAAAATTACAATGAATCAGCTTTACAATATAGGTAATGTATTCCAAGGTGATACTAAAAAAGTATTAACTGTATGCTCTGCTGGTCTGTTAAGATCAGCTACACTTCAAAACTTTTTAATTAGAGAGTATGGGTATAATGTAAGAAATTGTGGTACAGTTGAATCTTATGCTCTAATTCCAATTAGCGAAGCTTTAGTATTATGGGCTGATGAAATTATATTTGTAAATAGAGAAAATTTTGATAAAGTAAGAGATGAATTGGAAAAATTAGATGTAGTTAATAAATGTTATGTCTTAGATATACCAGATATCTATACATTTAATGCTCCTGAACTAATTGACTTATGTAAAATCCAATATGCTGATAAAAGTTTAATAAAACTCTAATAAACTTTATAATAAATAATTAGAGGTGACTCCCTTAATAGTTCTGGCTGACCAGAAGCATCTGATAGAGTAACTATCTATACAGGGGGTGAAACTAATTATTTATTTTATTTATAAAAATTTAGGTTATGAATGATACATACATCAAAGCAACTAGAGATAAAAAATTTGATGAGGAGTTGTTGAATTCTATATCTCCTTTAATAGGGTGGTGTAGGAAAAAATATGGTTCAAAATACAGTGAAGATATTACAAGTGATGTCATTCTTAGGGCTTTAATGTGGGGTAAATTTGATTTTTCTCGTGGAAAGATGATTACGTGGTTAGTGAGTATGGCTATTAATCTATATAAACAGAAATTTACTGAAGAAAAACATCATAGATTTGTAGAACTTTTAGAAGAACATGAAGATAAAAGTATATATAGTGTAAAAAGTAAAGAGGAAAATAGTGAAGATAGGGTTTTATTTTATCTTGAAAAATTAAATGAGCGGGATAAAAAATTAATAGAATTAACCATAGAAGGTAAAAAAGTTCGTAATATTGCAAAAATATTTAATACTTCTCCTGAAAATATGAAAAAACATCTTTATAATGCCAGAAAAAAACTAAAAAAAGAGTTCCATAAAGTAAATTTTTAACTAATGAAAATCAAGAAACTTATCAGCCAACACCGCAGAGATTTCACCGCCTTAATGGAATGTGAATTTTGTGGACATCAAGAAATGAATAATTCGGGATATGATGATCGTTACTATCACGACAATGTAATACCAAACATGAAATGTAAAAAATGCGGTGAATCAACGATAAGCAAAGGCGGTGAAATTGAAAGGACAGCAACTAAATATCTCGAAGGATTTCAAATTTGATTGTGTTGGATTAGAATTAATTATTAACATAAAATAAATATAAAATGGAAAAATTAGATGGGTGTTTTAACAAAAGTGCTGATTTGGTGAAAAGAAATGATGAAACTTGGTCAGACACAAATTTAGAAAACAAATTTACTGAGAAAGACACATTTACAAGATTGAAATGTCGCAACTGTGATGGATTAAGTTTCGAAGTACTTTCAACAAATAGTTATGAAACTGCTGCACGATGTAATAACTGTGGAATGTATTATCTTGTTCATTGTGGGTAGGTATGTAAAAATTACGGGAATGTACACAGGAACTTATTTCGGAGCAAAGTTTGTAAACCATGTTTATGAACCAACAGAAACAGCAACAGCTCATTTATTAGCAGAATTTAAGCATAAATGGAGCGTGGGGCAATATGTAAGATTTAGAGAAAGGCATAAAAGAACAGATGCCGACACAATAAAAGAAATTGCTTATTCATCTGAGCGGTGCGGTGGCGGAACTATCAAGGTTTACAAACTTAGAAATAAATGGGTAGGAGAAAGTTGCATCAAGGCACTAATGCAGTAATTTTTATTACCTACAACGTTTGAGGCTAACCGCATGTAGCGGAATTTGAAACACTTAACAATCAAAATACAACGAATATGTCAAAGAAAAATAAACTTACG